TGCCGATGCAAATTTGGTGTAGCGCGCCGTCGTTGTCATCGCAGACGAGCCGGCGGCCTGGCCGGTGGTCGTATTGGCGAAGAACAGGTTCGTGGTCGTGCTGTCACCGATATTATACGCCAGTGAAGTGCCGCCATCCAGATCGTCTGCCTTGACAAAACCATCGACGATGATAGCGGCTTCCGGAACGTAAAGCAGCCAGGTGATGTCACCTGTCTGCAACGCGGTTGTCGGGAGTTCGACGGAGACGATGTTATGGAGGACATCCTGCTCCCATGTCGAAGATCCACGGTAGGAGTTTGACCCCTTGATGGTGGTAAACTCGCCCATGGCTACGCCGTGACCGTGATCAACGATGCGCCGGTGGTGACATTGATTTCCGGATCAACGAAGTAGCTGAGGCCAAAAATCAAGGTTCCCGCGGCCGCCGTTTCCGCTGTTGTCGCCACGGTCATCTTCAGACGCGTCGCGCTCGCGAACTTGGTATAGCGGGCTGCGCTCGTCATCGCAGTTGAACCAGCCGACTGTCCCGTCGTGGTGTTCGCAAAGAACAGGTTCGTGGTTGTCGCATCGCCGATGTTATACGCAAGAGATGTGCCTCCATCGAGGTCATCTGCCTTGACGTAGCCATCGACGACGACGGCGCCGGCCGGAACATACATCAGCCATGTAATGTCTGAAGTCTGCAGGGCCGTGGTCGGCAGCTCCACGATGGCGACATCGTGGATCAGTTCGCGGGTCCAGCCAGGTCCGGTATTGTTGTACGGGCTGGCTGCCCTACGTGTGGTGAATTCACCCATTGCTCATATCTCCTTAAGCCGAAGCCACGCCGGAGACGAAGCCGGTCACGATACCATTATCGTACTGCGTGCCGGTAACACCGTCCTTGCGCATGATTTTGTTCGCCCCGCACATTTCGGAGATGCCGATGCCAGTGAACTGGCCATAGTCATCTTCCTTCTTGGCGCGGAATTCTGGCATGTTGCCCCAGCCAATGCTGACCGACTGACAGCCGCACAGGAACACCGGAGCTACATCGATGCTCGATGCACCGACCCCTTCCAGAACCGGAATTTCCGGGATTTCGCGAACGATCACGCCATCCCAGATCAGATCGCCGTCCTGAAAGATCGGGTTCTTGTCCATGCCGCCGGCTTCACGGGCACGAGCCTCGCGATTGGCTTGGCGGATGGCCGTATCCGTCTTGAAGTCACGGAACGCACGGTTGCCGGCAAACAATACGAAGTACTCACGACCGTTTTCGGAATACTCATCAACAACCGGACGAATGGCGGGCGTGCCATTGGTCTTGGCGTTGGTCGTGGTATCCTTGGCGATCTCCTTCATCAGGGAGACAACATCGGCAGTCAGCTTGTCAGCGGAACTGTCGACATTGGCGAGGCCGGTTGTGAAGGTCGCGCTGTAGTTGCTCTTGGCCGCACCGAACAGGATGCGGTCGGAGTTGGCCGCACACCATGTATTGTTCTGAGTGCTGGTCGATGCAGCATTCTCAGGACTGTTGAGCGGCGCGTAGAACGTCGAGCATTGCGGCGCGCTGGATGAGGAATAGGCAACCGTGCCAAGCGCATCGATGATACGATCACGCAAGAGCTGGCGGGACCATTCCTGCAGAAGCGGGCGAACGGCTTCGCGAGAATTCGAGAAGTCATAGTGTTCGTCCTGCTCAGAAAGCTCGACACCGTTACGGGCGATCTGCACCGCAACGCTGTGGCTGTGCTTGCCGAGCGCTTCTTCCTGACCGGAGAGCCGTGTATTACCGCGAACGCCGCTCCCGCGCAATGCGGAAACCAACGGAATCGTCAGTGATTTTCCGCTTGCCGTCATTTCATAAGCGGTGTGGATGATGGACTTGATGCCCTCATTCCCCCCGCCCATATAGGGCATAAAGCCGGACTGGCGCACATATTCGCGCCAGTATTCACGCCGATACCTGATCTCGATGAGATCAGATGGCGTTGTGGTCGTAGCCATTGAACTAGCCTCGCTTGCGATTCATCATGTCGTTGAAAAAGTCCTTGTCCGAGCCAATCGCGGCAGGCTGGTTAGGGTCTGCGCGCGTGGCTGACGACAAGGGAGGAGTGATGTTCGATGGCGGCGGCGTGCCCTGCCTCATTTCCGCAATAACTCTAGCCCGGACTCTCTCCTCGACCTGCCGCTCATAGGCTGCAGGATCGGTTCCGATGGCCTCTCTGACTTTCTGGCTCTGATACCAGGCGATAGCCTCGCCATGTGGATCAGATCGGCTTGCGAAATAGCCGTCCAAGCCTTGCTTGAAAGCGGCATCTGCTGCCTCAACCACAAGCTCATCGCCGTATTTCGAACGGGCTTCCCGTTCTGATGCAACGATGGCGTTGTGATGGAACCGGCTCTCAATCACATTGTTAATGTGACTGACGAAAGCTTCGGGGTCTTCGATAGGATCGATCCGGGGTTGTGGCTGTTGCGGAGGCTGGCTGAACCTTGCCATCATCTGCTCTAGCTGATCGATGCGCCGCTGCTGATTACGCTGTAAATCTTCAGCTTGCTGGCGGCGCTTACGCTCATCGATCAGCTCGCCAAGAGGCACCTGATGCTGTTGAGGCTGTTGCTGCTGGGCAGGCGGCTGTTCCTGGCCGGGAACGGGCTGCTGCTGTTGCGGCGGGACTGCCTCGGTTACTGGCTGATGGAAGAAGTCCACATCTGGAGGCGACGGCTGCTCGCTGGGCTGCGGATTGGCCTGTTCCGTAGACGGCGCTGCATTTTGAGGCGCAAACAGATGCGAAATGCTTGTCTCAGCACTTTCGGTGCTCATAGCGTGGATCTCCAATTTTCGTATGGAAAGTGACGAACCGTCGAATTTACGGCTTCGAACGAGGGCCGAATGACAGCGGATAACGGTGCTGAACCGAAACGCCCTGACGCGCACGAAAAAGCCCGCTTCGAGCGAGAGCGGGCTTGGTTTTGACGCAAATTACTGGTAAGAAAATAAGTTATGAACGAAGATCAATCACTTGTGTCTGCAATGGTGCATTTGCGCCATGCTTTGGAAAGCGCATCGCATGACTACGTTGATTTCAACGAAATCAGAATAGAAGTGCCTTTTAGGCTGTATCACAGCATCTTCTATCGGATGTGGTGGGAACTAGGGCCTCTAAAAGGAGAACGTGTCGAGATGCCGATGAGCTTCAAGCTGGCCGGCATCTCCTTCGTCATTGAACCCCCGGCCCCATCGGAAGCCCCCCAGCCTGATCAAGCTGCGGCTCCTCTCCCGGCATCGCCTGTTGTGGTCCTCCCAAGGCCATAGGAGAGCCGGGAGCGCCCGACACGCCTTCCGGGCCTGCCTGTGGCATCATGGCGTTCTGAGGCGGCTGCTGATCCTGCAATTCGCCTTCCTTCTGTGCCGCCAGCATGAGCCTCTCCATGAATGTAGGCTCCCGGTAATGCATCGGGAACATGCCATTCATCGCTTGCGGCGGAATGCCGGTGCTTGCCGTGACCTCGACAATCTTGCTGTAGGCTTCGGCGCGGCTCTTTTCAGCGTTCGCGACCTTCGTGTCAACGTCGGCGGCCTTGTTCATCGCTTCAAGCTTGGCCATACGCTCGGCAAGCTCCTGAACGCCGGGCGGCGGCTGCTTGGACTCGGCAAGGCGCTTGAGAATGATGTCCTTGTCTGGCAAGGTGGACAACTCAAGGATGATCTCAAGCGGCACATCGGGACGATCGGCGATGGCTTGGATCAGTTCCTCGCGCATTGTCACCGTGTCCGGCCCCTGATCGAGCAGGACATCAACATCCATGTCCATCATGGAGTTTTCGACCGTCACCTGACCTGTTGACGGATCTTCGACGATCTTGTTGATGTGCAAGAACTCAAGGGCTTTCGGGTCGGACGTGATGCGAACGTAACGCTCGCCGGTCCAGAACTGCTGGGCCAGATCCCAGTCCTTGTGATAGACCGAAAGCTCCCATTCGCGCTTCATCTCAAAGACCGGCGACAGCTCAGTCATGCCGGAATTCTGCTGCGCAAGGATGGCGCGGCCGGACTGGTTCTCGACGCCGCGCCCGATCAGGCCTGGATTTGGGCCAAGGTTCTCGATCTCGGCCTTGTCCTCCTGCAACAATTCGAACTGGCCGGCGGTCTGTGCGCTCTGATCGACGAACTGGAAATCCTCGCCAAGATTGCCGTTGATTTCGATATGGCCGTCCGGCTTGGCAGCTTCCCGCTTCATCTTGTCTACGTCGGAGACAGCGCCGGTTTTCCCCATCGTCTGGCGCTGGTTCAGCAGATGCAGCATCTTGCTGGAGCGCTTGTTGATGCCGTCCTGAAGCGATATCATGTCGCGCACGACGCCATAGCGCACGCCGGATTCATCGACATAAGGCGACCACGCGTTATAGGGGTGCACGGTCTGCTCGTCTTCATTCTGGTAAGGCGACTTGCAGTCGTAGTCTTCCGGGCAAAGGCTGATCGGGCCGGTGAGGTAGTCGAACATCCAGTCGCCAGCGTATTTATACCAGATGTGGGTGACGCGGATCAAACGCTTGCGGCTGTCCATCCACGTCGATCTGTTATGGATCTTGGCGAATTCCTGCGGCAAGGTTGACATTGCACCGCTATTGCCGACGCGGGCAAGCTCGTTGATGATCTGGGCCGAGAACGGCATCATCTCGATGGCTTGGTCCATGTCGAGCCACTGCCATTCACCTAGATAGCGGGCGTCGGCAAAATCCCACGCTTCGGACGCCGGATCGTAAAAGAACCTGTCAGAGGGAACGTGAGCCTTGCAGATCTCCGGCTTGTTGCGCCTGATCTTGATGCCTTGCCAGACAACTCCGATGCCGCGAATGAGCGCATCCTTCGTCGCGGCAGACGACAGTTGCGTCCACTTGGTTTCGTCCTCGATGCAGCGCAGCGCAGCGGTGCTCACATAAGCCGCCTTGTCCGCGGCGGGTGTGCGCGGGTAGCATTTCGGATCACGGCGCAACCGCTGCTCGACGCCGACAAGGAAGTCCACCTTGCGCTTGATGCGGTTCTTGGTGGTCGGCGGCTGTTTGCGGCGCTTCAGCTCGCGCAGTTCAGCGTCCGTCCACTGCTTGCTGTGATAGTAGCGGGAGCATTTGAACTGCTCGTCGATCTCG